AGCTGCTTGAGGTCGGTGCCGACCACCTGCACCGAGGCCCCGGCGGCGAGGTAGAGCGTCTTGTACGCCCGCGCCAGGCCGGTCGGTTCGTGCTCCTTGAACGTCTTCACCCAATCATCGAACGCCTGCTTGGCGATGTCCTTATCGAGCGAGACGACCATGTTCGGGGTCGCGCCATTGATGAAGAACTGGAGCTTGTGCGCCGTGGCCGCCGAGTCGGCCATGACCTCGCGGACGATGGGCGTCAACCAGCTCATGCCCCGGAACGAGGCCATCGGGTCGGGAATCGGCGCGAAGTGTGCGACCTCCTCGCGCAACAGCGTCTCCGGGTCGCGGCCCGAGTAGCGGCCGCCGGGATGGAAGAGGTAGCCGAGCACCTCGGCATCGAGGTCGTCCGCGTCCACGTCCGGGTCGGTATCGGAGCCCAAGACGATGGTCACCCAGTCGGGGCGCATGCGCCGAATGCGGTCGCCGGCGCGGCGACAGAAGAAGTTGCCCGCGAGATCGGCGTCCTGGATGGCCCGCGCCAGCAGATCGCCCGTCGTGCCGCCGGGCCAAGGATGCTCGAGGACGGCGAGATCCGGCGTTCCGAAGAGGTCGCCCGGGCGGCCGTTGCGGAACTGGCGGAACTGGAAACGCGCCTCGCTGAAGAGCAGCAGGCGGGCCAGCATGCAGGCGAAGATGACACCGTTGGACTTGTACGCCTGCGCGACGTAGCCGCTGAAACTATTCTCGATCTCCTCGGCCTTGCCGGTCACGAGTGTTTGATTGAGGCCGTAGGGGTAGCTCACGCCGTTGAAGGTGAACCAGTCGGACCATTCCGAGAGGCTAACGTTCGGATAGTTGTTGCGGGTGAGCGCGCCCCAGGCGGCTTGCAGGCGGTCGGTCAGGCCCATGCGATGAGGATCTCCTTGGGCATGGGGGGATTGGCAGCATGGAAGGTAGCGCGGTCATAGCCGCCCACGGCGCAGATGCCGAGGTCGATAGACCGCGGCGAGCCGCGATGCTCCTTGACGGGGCGCGGGCCGAGCCGATCGATCTTCAGCGTCATGTTCGCGATGTGGCGCACGAGACGCGCATCGCCATCATGGGTCAGTTTGCCCGCCAGCACGGCATCGTAGAACTTCGCCCAACCGGGCACCATGCGCGACGGTGAGGAGGTGGCGTACTCGAGGACTGGCAAGCCAGCGGTTGCCCACTCCTCCATCTCCTTCGCCCACCGGAACGGGTCACAGGCGAGCTCCAAGACGCGTCGATCGCGGCACGTCTCACGGACCTTCGCATCGACCTCGCCAATCGGAACCCGCCAGTGCGGATCATCTAGCGAACGCTCCCAGCACTCGACGACGAAGAGGTGCGGCGTGGGCCCGACCGTTGCGCCGAGGAGCGCGGTGCAATCGTGGTTGAAGCTGCCATCGAAAAAGAGGACGATCGGTTCATCTACCGCGACGATGCGCGAGGCCTTGCGCGCCTCGAAGGCACCCGAGGGGAGCGCAGCCTGCGACGAGGTCACCCACTGATTCAGGCGCTTGATGCGGAACTCGGATTCCGGTGTCCGCCCCGGCTGCGCCGCGGCGCGGATGTCGGCCACATCGAGGATATCCCCGAGGCCGGGGTTCGCCTGCGCCCAGACCCGCGGGTCGTCGATCCGCGCGTCGGCCTCCGTGGGCTCCCACCAGGCCATGAAGAAGGTCGGGTCGTCGATCTCTCCGGTCGCGACTCGACGCCCGTGCTGGTAGAGCGTGTAGGCGATGGAGTCCTGCCCCGTCGCGTCGGCCCGCACTCCGGCCGTGGTGACGATAAGCATGAGCGGGTCGACGCGGGCACCCATCGAGAGGGCGAGAACGTCATACATCTCGCGGTTCGGCCAGGCATGCAGCTCGTCGGCGAGGATAAGGGTCGGACTCAGGCCCTCCTTCGTGTACGCCTCGGAACTAAGCGCCCGGTAGATGGAGCCGGTAGCGAGATCCTCAATCGTGTCACGAGCGACCTTCGACTGGCCGGCCAATTCCGAGTCGAGTTCCACCATCCGCTTCGCCGCGCCGTGCAGGAGCTTCGCTTGGTCGCGGTCGGCGGCAGCTGACAGAATCTGCGCGCCATCACCCTCGGCGTAGAGGCCGTAGAGCGCGACGGCGGCGGCAAGGGAGGTCTTGCCGTTCTTTCGTCCCATGCCCCACAGGGCGATACGGTGGCGCCGCCGCCCATCCGGGGTCCGGGCGAAGGTCTGAGCGATGAGGCGCCGCTGCCACTCCCGCGGCGCGAGCGGGGCTCCGGTCAGACCCGCGATGCTGTCTGCGGTGATACGGGCATAGGCTTCGACGAAGCGACAGACGTCGGCACCATCGCCGCGGCGAACGTCCGCAGCGGGAACAGGGGTCAACCAGCGCGGCGGCCAGCCCTTACCCAGCCCGCCGCTTCGCTTGGAGACGTTGGAGGGTCGTAGTAACTGGGGCGGCTCGACCGTTAGCGTCACTGAGACCGACCCTCGCTGCTGGTGTGAGCCCGAGTTCCCCGGCGAGGGCACGGACAAGAACCGCGTTGTCGCGGACGATCTGATGCAGTGGGTTCTTCACTGCCTCGCCGGAGCGGGCACCTTTGACGAGCGGCCCGGAGGCGTCGAGTAGGCGGCTGGCCTTCTCGTACCGAGCAACGGTCTCGCAGTAGATCCGCATCACGTCGTTATCGGCACCGCGGATAACGCCGGTGTGGCCGAACTCCTTCAGCACGCGCCGCCAGACGGCCTGCGCCTCTGGGGAGATGTCCGCTGGAATGGGGATCAGTTCGCCCACGGGGGCCGGCTCGTGGCGGTTGATGCGTGAGGGCCGGGTCTCGCCGCGCAGGACCTTCAATGCCGTCGGCGTGGGGGCTGGACCTCGTTTACCCATCGATGCGCTCCGCCATCCGACCAGTGAAATCTTCCCACCGCTTGATGGCAACGGCGACATAGCGCGGGTCGATCTCCATCGCGTAGCAACGGCGGCCGAGCTGCTCGGCGGCAATCAGCGTGGTGCCGGAGCCGACGAAGGGGTCGTAGACCGCATCGTTCGCTCGACTCGAGTTCTCAAGTGATCGGGTGACGAGCTCGACCGGCTTCATCGTCGGGTGCGACTCTGACCGCACGGGACGGGCGATTTCCCAAACCGTGTCCTGCTTCCGGTCACCAGCCCAGTAGTGCGCCGCACCGTCTTGCCAACCGTAGAGAAGCGACTCATGGCGCCATTGGTAATCGCTTCGGCCAAACGTCGATGTGTCCTTGACCCACACCAACTGCTGACGCAACCGCCACCCAACCTCGCGTAGTGCATCGAGGAAGAGCGTGCCATCTGGACCAGCGATATAGAACGCACCACCTGGTCGCAGCGGTGCGAGTCGCAGTGCTGGTGCCAGCACCTCCAACATATCGACCTCGCGGTCGTTTTCGATAGCAGCCCGTGGACGGGACCCACCGTGATACTCGACGCCATAGGGCGGATCGGTCCACATGATGTCCACGGGGCCAGTCGTGAGCCGCGCCACGTCCTCGGCCTTGGTCGAGTCCCCGCACATCAGCCGGTGGTCGCCGAGCGCGAAGAGGTCGCCAAGATGGACGTTCGACGAGTCGCCGACCTCCGGCACGTCATCCGGATCGGTCAGGCCCGCCTTGGGCCCCTGTAGCGCAAGGTCTGCGAGCAGCGCGAGAAGCCCGGCGTCATCCACCGTGATCCCGGCCAGCAGCTCTTCGAGCTTGGCGGTGTCGGCGGTCGCCATCGCGCCGATCGGATCGAAGGTCGCGAGGACCAGCGCTTCCTCTTCAGGCGAGAGGTCGACGTACAGGACCGGCACGGTCGGCTCCCCACGAGTGAGTGCTTCCTCGATGCGAGCGTGGCCGTCGACGACGAAGCCGGTGCGCCGGTTGACCATGACCTGCTGGACCCAGCCCACCGTGTCGAGCGATCCGCGCAGGGCATCTCGTTGCGGACCAGAATGCGTGCGCCAGTTCGCGGGGTTGGCGAGGAGTTGGTCCGGGGCTTCGTCGCCCGAACTCACGATGCGGTTACGCCAAGCGGTCGTCAATGGCTGGCCTCCTGACCAGAATGGAAGAACTCGGCCGCGTGTGCGCGTGGCTAGCGTGGGGTACGCCGCCCAGCACAGCCTTTCTCGCGGTGACCCTCTCCCCCTACCGCCGTGCGCTGTTGTGCCGCTTGCACATCGGCACGAGCGCTTGGTCGGGATCGCCACCATCCGCCACCCGTATCGGGTGGTCCGCCGTCAGCGGATTCCTCACCGTGATGGCGTAGCGGCAACCGGGCCAGTGGCACCAGGGCTCCGCCCGTACCGCCTCGTGGTGTCGTCGCTGGTAGCCGGGGCCATACCGCGCGACGGGGGAGGGACGGCGGCGGCGATCATGGCGACGGGCGCAGTCGGGGCAACGTCGTGGAGTACGCGTCGCCACGCCGCAGTCGAGACAAGGGTGGAGCATTGGTCACCGAAAGGAAGTGCGGCCCATTGACGGCGGGCCGCAGCCGGGCAGGTTACCGAAAACGGATGAGGCACCTGCCAGTAGAAGGGGTGGCTACCGCGCAGTCTGCGCAACCACGGCATCAGGCGCGCGGTGCCGGAGCCTGCCGTCAGTCCCGGCAGGCGGACGTCTACATTGGGGGGATTGTAGCGGTAGTCGTCAAGCCGTCCTCTGGCCCATCGAAGCGAGGATCCCCCAGCGGACCGACCGCGACTCGCCCCGATTGGATGAGATTGGAATCTTCGCCAGTACCTACTCGTCGAAAGTGCTCGGCCAAGCGGAGGAGCGCATCGTCGATGCCATCTGCCATGAAGCTGATGTCCGCCTTTAGTCTGAACTCAATCACCTACGCCACCTCCCGGATGACTCGCGCCTTCGGTTCGGCACGATAGACGCGCCAGAGCCGCTCCAGCGCCGCCTCGGTATACGTCGCGCTGACCCACGGCGGGATGCCGAGCCGGTCCGCGACGCCGCTGAAGGTGAACCCGGCGCAGGCCACGGCCCGCAGATAGGACGCCATGAGGCTGCCATCGCTGAAGGGCTGGCCCTCCATGCTCGCGAGTGCCGCGGCGATGGGATTGCGGTAGTGACCGTTATCGTCGACCGAACGCGGCGCCTCGAGGAGCTGGCGGAAGGCGTCGTTGTACGCCGGGGTACCGAGCTTGCTCCCGCCACCCTGCTTGGCGTAGCTCCCCGCATCGTCGGTGACCTTGACGTACTCGTGCCAGAGCTCGCGCTTGTGCAGCGCGTCGGGCAGGGCGGCCCAGCACTCCGCCTCGTACCAGCGCAGCAGGGCCACGAGGCCCCGGGGACGGTAGCCATTGACGCGGCCCGCGATGGTCCCAAGATGCTCGCCGAGATACGGCGAGCGAGTGGCGGCGAGGGCATCCGCCTGCGCCTCGCTGATACCGCTACGGGTCATGTGCTGATCACTCGGGGCACCCCGGAATCGTAGCTACGATGCCCACGGGGCGCAAGGTCAGTTCCATCGCAGTCGCGCCCTGTGGACGTCCATCGGACTCGGACGCGGCCCAAGGTCCACCAGTCCCTCGACGTAGACGTCCCGCGGCACGCTCGCCGTCTCGGGCGTGGCCACGCTGCGCGCGATGAACCACAGGCCGACCAGGAGGCCCGCCAGGACGCCGAGGAGGAAGGCGGCGACGTGGATCACGGTGTCGGCAGGGCGGCGAGGATGTGGTCGGGCCAATCCAGCTTGGAACTGTCTTGGTCCCAACCGCACGAGCAGGTCAGCCACGACGTGTCATCCGGGTAGGTCGAGGCTTGGGGATAGTGGTCATCCAGTGCCTCCCGCAGCGCCCGCTCGCAGACCTCGGCGTCGCTCATGGCTTCGGCTCTTTTCAAACCCACGTTTTCGGATTTGAAACTTGAGAACCGACGATCACCGCCATGCTCTGCGGGCTCCGTGAGGTCGTGGCCGCCAAGCCCGTCCGGCCAGAACACGCCGTACTCGCCGAGGATGGCGGCGAGGCGAGCGGAACAGAATGGTCCAGAGAACGCGGCCCACTGAGCGTTGTGAACGCGGCAGCGGTGCTGCCCGTCCATCGCGTCGAGACATCGCCCAAGGCCGGACGTGCTGAACAGCCGTTCGGCCAGCGCCGCGGCGCCCCGGTCATTGGTCATGATGTCTCTCCCTCGACGATGCGCAGGACGGCGGCGAGGTCGATGCACGATGCATGGCCGATGACTCCAGGTGTTGCTTCCATCTCCGCCACGATGCGGGCGCGCTCGGCGGCGACGGCCTCGGCCTCGATGGTGTGGTCTTTGTGGGCGCGAATGGATTGACCGTCATACGGATCTTCGACGTACAGCCATTCACCCTTTTCGCTCAGTTGGTAGATCACGCCATCCCTAG